TACGGTTATAGGTGTTATTCAGTTTTAGTATCTCCTGTTCAAACTGATAATAAGGGCGTATATTGCCCTCCTCGTCTTTTAGTTTGCTACGGGCTTCCGTAAGTTGTGTATGGGTTTTGAGTCCTGAAAAGATAAATACATCTTTCTCTAAATAGGTTCTCATCTCATCTGGTACTTCGTGAGGGATAGCAGTGTTAAACACTTCAGCGGTAGCAGTAATGAGGTCGCGGTAGGCTTTGTATTTCGTTAAATCTTCGGGTTTATAGGTGCTTTTTTTGTGCAGGTAGTCAAACGCTTTCTTAGCAACCTTAGTGAGGTCTTTCTCCCCTCTACTTGGGAGAGGGGCAGGGGGTGAAGATGCTAATCTTGCTTCTTGGCACGCCTGACAATCGCAAGGAGCGTATTGGTTTTGTAGGTTCAGGTGTAATGCCCCGAAATAAGTGTCGGGGCTTAGTCGAAAAAATCTAAGGAGAGTTTTTGAGGTGTAGTAGGTGCTTTGTTCCCTATTACTTCAATACCGAATTTCTCTTTAAGCCACTCATCTGATACTTCTTTATAAGGCAGTATTTCCTTAGTGCGAGTCCACAGTTCTCCCAAGTCCTCTGCTTGGTCATACACGAGCGACAAACCCTCTTCGGGGAGTACCCCAATGGCGTACAGAGCAGGTAGTACTTTATCATTCATATACTGTTCCACCATTGTTTGGTCGGCATCCACAAGGGCTTGCAACATATCTTGTGAGCTTACTTCCTTACCCTTGCTACCATACTTTGTATCTTGCCCTATGATAGCCCCCGAAATGAGCAAGGAGATGTTATCACGGCACAGTTTTATGAGTCCGTTATACACTTCACCTGTAGCAGGTACCCCATTGGTTGCCCACTCGAATTGCTCGGTTTCGTCAATGATAAACCAAGCGGCAGCCCCCATATCGGTCATCATCTTCTCGGCACGTGCAAGGGCTTGTTTGTCGCGGGTGTTTGTCTTCATTACACGGGGAGGTATGCCATATATCTCGCACAACTCCGACCAGCAACTTTGCGCAAAACGACTGAAAAGTATATGCGGTATTGCCTGATTGATGAGCCCTAAGTCGCCCACCTTTCCAAAATCTAACAGCCACGTGCCGTACTCAGAGGCGTTCATATAGTCTAAACCCCTATCATCGGTGTAGTCTTTTAGGATAATACCCTTTTGAGGTATTACATTTTGGCGAGGCACTAAAGCTACTTCTACATCCGAAAAAGGCACTTCATTACTGCCCGCAGGTGCTACCTGCCGATTGAGCTCTATAAGGGTATAGCCAAAGTACTCACTATCTAAGATGTGACTTATAATATCATTAAACCAAACCGACTTTTGCAGTTGGCGTGTTAGCTCTTCGTGTGTTTCACCATTAGCCTTCTGTATGCTGAAGTTAGCCGAAATAGTCTTTAGCTTTCGGTTCTTTATTTGTGAGGTAGTATGCGCATCAAGCATCATATCACGCACGAGATTATAGTAGGGGAACGTTTTTGGGTTCTCTACGTTCTCTGCCATTGCCATTGCATTTTTCCACGTAAGTACATCGGCACGGGTACGCGCCATTGCCTTGGGAACGATATTGCGGGTAGGTTGCAAGCTGTTATTACCTGCTTTTTTAGGTTTTTTATAGTTCTTATAGGGTTTCATTGCTTGTATTTTCCTTTAACGTTAATACCTTTTTCTGTGATTTGTAGTACTTCGGCACTAAAGCCGTCTGCTTCTAATTGGATGCGTATATGCCTATCAAGGGCGCGGGTAATACTGCCATTCTGTGCTTGCTGAATATTACAGCCCGTAATAGGCGACTCCTTCCACTCTCCTTGCTTGGAGAGCAAAAGGAACTCCACGTGTTGGGCGGTACTTTCATTAGCGACAAAGTCGCCCCCTACGACCTCCAAATCATATTCAGTTGTTACGGTTATATCTTTCATTTTAGTCGTTAGTATTTAGTCATTAGTCGTTAGAGTGAGTCGCTGGCTAACGACTAACTGCTGGCGACTAATGACTATTAGTGATTAAATTTAGTGCGTGAACCATATACAAAAGGGGTTATTTGCTTTTCTGTTTCCTCTGTACGAGGCAAAATAGGCAGCGAACTTATATTTACCTCACCCTTAGCTAGCCTTTTAAGGTACTCTATCGCCCTGTCATAGCGTTCTTTGGCGTGATCATAGATAATATCAGCATTGCACAGATCCACAATATACCACTTTGCTACCGATAGGCAAAGGTTCACCACAAGGGCGTTTCTTTCCTCTCCTCGCTTAGCAAAGATAGCCTCCGCATCGTATCGAGGGCGACCATCCAAATACTCCTTTTTGTCATTGGTGTAGAAGTACGATTTTACCTCCTGCTCGGCAGTATCTAACGCTTGCATTACTATAGTCTCGTCCCCTTCGGTTATCTGCTCCACTTGGTAGGAGTAGATATTATTCTTTAAATCTTCTTTTACTAAAAACATATCAATAATGGTTATTAACTCTCGCCCCGAAGGCGTATTGGTTGCTACTTTGCCTGTTGCGACCTACGAGCCATTTAAAAGCTCCATGCACGGCATCGGGTCCATCATCGTGAGCACCCGAACCCTTTTCAAAGGCAAGGAACTGGTCAATAAGCACCTGCATATCCGCGTTTTTCTGCTCACTATTGAACCATACATTTTTGCGCTCAAAATAGCCTGCAAGGCTCTCTATACGGTCAAACTTATCTGCCTTGCTTCGCTTATCGGCTACGATAGGGATATAGTACCCCCGCTTGTCACCCTCGTTATTAAAATCAGAGACAAACTCGTCCATCGCAAAAAGCCCCTCAATCATATAACGAATGTTGTAGCGGTCTAACCGATACTTCTCATACTGGTCATACAGCCATTTAGCACAATGTGCACGGCTTTTTTGCTGCATATAGCACAACAGTATATGAAACTCCTTGCCTATATTGCCCACCAAAATCAAGGCTTTGTAGTCCGCATTTTCCTTATAGGAAAGGTCGCCGTAAAAGCACAAATTATCATACTTGGAAAGTGGCAATGCCTTTTTATACTGAATGTCCTCATACTTAAAGATAGCCCCATCCTCTATGTGGGTGTGCATATACTCACGCATAAACGAGCGGTAAGGCATACTCTTAAACTTATTACGCCAGTACTCTGCCGATGTCTTTTCAGGCCATTCAGGAGTAAAGTCCTGCAAGTTTTTTACCGCACACACCGTAAGTATTTTGAACTCTGTTTGCGGACTATCTTCATAACTACCCTCCTCTTTGGGCGTGTTAATCACCTCATTAAAATATGTTTTAAGG